TCCCATCAGCATGAAAGAGCTAGGCTGAGGCGGAACAAGTACCTGCCACTTAGCCAGTGTGGTATCGGGTACATTGCCAGTATTAGAGTCAGCTAGCGAAATATAGACGCCGCCGGCATAGGTCGCTACATCATCTAGTGCATAAGTCTGACCAGCCGTCCAGCCGCCCGAACGATAACGAAAGCCTTGAGCGAGGCGATGCCAGTTAGCATTGGAGCCAGTAGGCAGGCTGTTAGTGTTAGCAGCTAGAGCAATCCACGATGTGCCGTTAGAATAGACAGCATCGTTAATCGCATAGGCAGTAGCAGCTGACCAATCATTGCGCCAGACCATACCAGGTACTCCAGCTGTACCCTGTGGTCCTTGGATCCCCTGCGATCCTGGCACACCCTGAATACCTTGAGGTCCTTGGGGACCTACATCGCCAGTATCACCTTTGACACCTTGAATGCCCTGAGGTCCTTGGGGACCTACATCGCCAGTATCACCTTTGACACCTTGAATGCCCGGATCACCCGGATCACCCGGATCACCTTTTGGCCCAACAGCTCCATCTGCACCAGGTGGACCATGTGCTGCGATTAGATGCCAATTCGAGCCTGAGCTAGGATCATCGGGTGGCGGTTGTCCAGGTGCAACATCTTGAAGTGCCACATAGGTCGAACCTTGATACTCAATACCTTCGCCTGCGGAATAACCCTGTACGTTATCCCAGGTAGTACCCCAATATGCTACAATCGGAGCACCAGGTGGACCAGGTTCACCATCTGCGCCAACTGGACCGGGTGGACCTTCTGGACCGGCTGGACCTTCCGGACCGGCTGGGCCAACTGGGCCAACTGGGCCAACTGGACCAACTGAGCCAACATCACCCTTATCGCCCTTTGGGCCAGGTGGACCTGAACCACCACCAGAACCAGCGGAGAATGGATTCCCCAACTCGTCGAAAAGTTCAAGTCGTTCGAGTGTGATCAAAGGATCAACCGACTCTCCAGAAATAACAATAGCCTGACGAGTCTTTTGCAGCTTGATAGGCACTATGGCTTCTCCTCTCGTTCGACGGGTGTTTCTGCAGCTACCGTAGTCCAGCCTGTCCACCAAAGCGCAACTATGGACATAAAGCCTACAAACCAAAGTGTATTACGAAAATATAACCACAACGGTAGCCCTGGGAAAATCCAGATGATAAGAGCCCAAGCTGCTAGAGCTCTGCGTTGGCGAGCAGTGGATCGCTCAGCTAACCAATCACCCGGTGCGTAGAACATTCGAGAGATCATTCGAACGCTTCTTTATTTGCTTTAAATGCAATATAAGCGTCCATCAGAGCTGCCACGTTATCAATCTTCTCTTCTTGACGTTTCTTCAGCAACTTACGATTGCCATTCGTATCTTCCATCGTGATGGCGTTGCCCATCGCGAAAGTCATCAGTGCTTGATCGAAAATAAGATAACGATCTTCTGATAATTTCTTCAATTCACCAAGTGGCACAGATTCGGTCTTGGCCCCTTGAATCACCTTCTCAATTCCGAACGGTCCGTTCTCCGCTTCCCAGCGAGTAACGAACTCCTTGGCATTGTAGGGATCATAGCCCAAAGCTCGAATATCATATTCCGATGCAATAACGAATGCATCTAGATCTTCATATACTTCCATGATGTCGAGCACTGTACCTGGCATGACGTGAAGAGAGCCTTCGTTGATGAACTCTTCATACTTCTGTCGCATCGATGCCTGGAGCAAGAAGAGGGTCCGCTCTGTAATATAACTTCGCGTCTTTACTCCGTATTTTTCGCCACCCAATGGGAAGAGAAATGTGAAGGCACAGAAATCATCCCCTTGCGAGAGATCTGCACCAAGAGCACAAGGCATCTGCCAGAAATCCCGAGGCCGATGAGGTAGTGTTTCTTCGTAGGTGAAGAAATACGTGTAACCTTCCATCGGAATACCAAACCGCTTGGCCAAGATATCATTTCGCGAAGCTGGAGCTTTCTCGGCCCGCTCAACATCCAATTGGTAAGTTTCATAGGTGACAGTCAAACCAAGATTGGGCTGTGCCTTGAGCCATGTAGCCGGATCTCCAACTTCCTCAACTTCGTCAAGTTTATAATGCCATATCGAGATGTGCGGCGCATGGTATTCACCCTTGAGAATGTCCGCAAGTTCCATTTTGATTGTATCGCCAGATCCGTTACGAACGGTACCCTCTGACGAGATAGCGACAATCAAATAATCATCCAACTTGGATGCACCTTGCTCAACTGCACCAACAATATCCTCACGGATGTCACCCGATAGCCATTCGTCGATTGTCGAGATCTTAGGCCGCAAACCCTGCAGCTTGTTAATGGCCATCGGACGAATTTCACACAAAGAGTTAGTGAGAAAATTCTCAATACCCTTTTTTGTTGATGCAAGCTTCACTCGCAATGCTCTCGAGCCAGTCGTGTTCTGCAAAGAGCCTTCGGTGAGGAACTTGAAGAGTGGTCCACGCGCGCGCGTGATAGCGGTTCGCATCGGAGACATCGTCTCTTCTGCTTGCTTCATGGTTGGCGCTGTCGCAATCTGATGCGTCGTCGATGTGTCGACAGTCATGAAGTAATTGTGAATTGCCGAAGCATACATCGACTTAGCTGCACCACGCGCAACAATCAGATACTGTTTCGTGGTCAAACGTTTCTTGATCGTTCGCTTTTCGTAATGACCACCGCGTACATTTTCACTTGGAATATACACTGTTCGTTCGACAAAGTAGTACCAGCCGAAGATCTGTTCAGCCCACAACTTGAAGGTGAACAGAAGGTGGAGGTCACTCCCGTCGGTGAGCGTCAATTCGTTCTCACAGAAACGAATGAAACCCTCCACCGCCTGATCATCATAAAAGATATTCGGATTGGCAATCAGCGCATCGATCCGATTCATCTCCAATGAGACTTCTCGATTAACCGGGATCGAGCCTTGTACGACAGCGTTGCGGAACTGTCCATAATAGATTGGCACAGCAGTATTGGACAGCGCCACTATGCCTCCTATCTAGTAACGGCTGCTACTGCACCTACTGCCGTGTTTTTCTTTACCTGTTTACCAATCTTATGAGCCTTCATCACAGTCCCAAATGGATCCTGCTGAGCTTTAGCCAGATGAGCATCAACAAAGCCCTGACCGATGGACTTCTTACGTCGAGAATTCAGAGAATGAACCTGAGATTCAAGATTCATTCTGGCAGCCATCTGTTGCAGCTCAGCATTCGAAAGAGTATGAATGCCACTCTTCTTCATCTTCTGACGGGCGGCAGCAACCTTGATTGCATCCTCATGAGCAGGATGATCTTCGCCGCCAACCGCTTTCAGTTTCGTCTTGCTGACGCTGCTCGAACCGATGGTATCCACAACTCGCACCGGGGAAGGTGCGCGCTTAATTCTTCGTTCGGTTTCTTTGGCGCCCCGCCTTGTTGCAGAAGCCGTTCGCAGCTCTTCTCGACGAATACCCCAGTGCATACCCTTGACGCCAAAATGCTCAAGAATTTCTAGACCAATCTCTTGCTCTGTCTTCATGCTGCCTCCGACGGAGACGGATCCACCCAGCCTGTGTCTTCGCGCCATACATTGAGACGCCACTCAAGTTCTTCGATCTGAGCATTCATCGCACTCTGTGTGTATGATGTAGTTGGCGGATCGAACAACATCCGCGTCCGCAGATACACAATAGTTCGGATCAGTCCGAGCAGTCTTTCATCGGGGACAATCTCCTGCCATTCGGCAGTATCATCCACAATGAAAAACCCCTGCCCCAATCCTAGTTGTTGAATAGCAGAGAGGGCAGAATTAATAAATGTGATGATGTCAAGATCAAACGTGTCATCATCAACGTGAATACCAAGAACCTTCTTGGTACTTCTGAGAATACTTTGGTCCATTCTCCACCCCCTTTCTTCTCACATAGATAAAAATTACGGCATCCCGTCAAATGTTGGAGGAACACCCCCATCGGGATTTAGCCCAGCAGCCACAAGTGCTGCTTCCTTAGCTGCCTGAATAGTTCTGAGATCCGCGTGATAGGCATTCTCAAGAGCTACCCGAGCAGCGACATACTGCTGTTCTCGATCGTCACGAGTTTTATTATGAGTCAGCTCGATTGGACCACGAATTTCATCGGGTGTTTGGGGCGTGGGCGGCGGTGTTGCCATGATCACCTCCTTGTAGAACTGAATTTACGTAAAGGTAGCGAAGCAAACTACATTTGCAACATACCGTGTACGCTGGTAAACACCATCGCCATTCGATTGTGGACCCAGCATATTGGATGAAGTATTGCCTTCGATCGTATAGAAAGACTGCCCTCTACCAGGTCCTTGGACAATTAGTCCAATATGATCGGCAATACCATCGCCGTCCCAATCATAGAGAGCAATACAACCACGTTTGGCCTCTATTGCCGATACTGCTTTGAGACCGTTACGACCAGCTCTGGCATCAGCTACAATATACGGACAATAGGCATAACGATGGCCTCGTTCAAAGCTAAACGAGCCATTCTGCTCAGCGCACCAGCTCACAAACTCGGCACACCAAGAAACATGGTCCATTCCATACCATTGACCGTACTTGCTAGCATTGGCGCGCCCTTCTTGATAGCCTTCTTGTCTCAGAGCGGTCAGAACAGTCCGCTCCATAACAACATTGGGCGCAGGCTCAGGCTTTGGCTCTACATCCGGATTCCACTGCGCAACACATCTACGCGCAGAATCATCGAACCAGCGGGTGAGAACATTATACAGTTCCCCGCCGATTGATCTACCATCATCACCAGCGTTGACCACGTACAACTTACGGAAAGTCTCTACATCCTTGGAGGTACCCGCTCCATAACTACCATTCCTGAGATTCTCACTGTCAGGCAAAGCGCGCCACAGTGCACGCTGGATTGCTTCGACTCCTTTGGAGGTATCGTTATAAGAAATCGACAGCTTCTTAGCCTTGGGTACTGGATTTGGGCAAGCTAGCGGCTGATTGCAGAACAATGTACGTCCAAGATCATCAATATACGGCCAGAGCAGCGACCATAGATGGTCTCCAATCTGGTCGCTTGTGCCATCATCGGTAGTATCCGTCGCTCTCCGAAACTTGGCTACGTCAGAGGCTGTCTCAGCTCCGAAATTACCATTTCTGGCATTGCTCGAAGTGTAGCCCAGATCATCGGCTGCTCGCCATAGACCACGTTGTGCGGCTTCTACATCGTTACAGCCGAACATACCACGCGAAAGTGGCCGCCAGAGCAGCGGACTATGCGCGCTCACTCCGTGTCGTCAGGCTCGTCGTCGGGCTCCTGGGGCGCGCCAGGCTGATCCGGCGTGATGGGCGGAGCCGGCGTAGCCGAGCCAGGCACCGGCGTACCGGGTGCGGGCTGGCCAGGCGTATCGGAAGTGCCCGGATCGACATTCGGGGAGGGCGTACCCGGCGTATCAGAGGTGCTGGGCTGCGAAGGGCTCTGAACAGTCTCAGAAGCAGAATCGGGCGGTGTGCTGTTCACGATTTCTCCTTACCAGAGGGTAGTATCACCAGTAGTTCGTTCGACAAACGGCTTAGGGAGTAAACTCCAATCCCCATAGTGAATCGCGTTGTGCGTAGCATGTGATGTAGTAATCAAATACTCGGCATCAATAATCCAAGAATCCCCCTCGATAATGTCCAATTCGGTCAATGGATTGATGTGATGAATCAGCAATCCAGATTGAATCTCATAGCC